AGGAACCATCTACCTTCTTCAGGTACATTTTGTTCATCTAAAAGTCTTGCCATTCTAGCCAATAGGTCTAGAGGGTCTGTTTCACCAGAAACTCCTAAGTCAATATTACCAGTACCATCGTATACTCCAGCACCTAAGTCTGTTGCATTATCAGCACCTAACACATGGTCAGGTGAACTAGAAGATAATCCAGAGAACATAGAAGCTATAACAGCTGCGTCGTATGAATCTTTAAGAGCATACGCAGCAGAACTTGAAGCTACTTCTTTCCAATTAACATGTGACATATTAGTCTCAATATCATCTACGATGAATTTGAAAGCTTTAGCACTATCAACTACAAGAGTAAGTTCTTGGTCTGTTAGCTTTGTTGCTGTAGTATCGCTACCTCTTGTGTAATCAGACACAGAGATAACTGGTTCTTTAATAATCTTTACTGAATCTCCGAAAGCAGAAATTTCACCAGCATAGTCGGTGTTAGTAATAGCTTCTACTACCGAGGCTTTCCTAAAGAAGTTTAAAACCTTTTTAGAATAAACGGAAGGTAGGAAAAAACTATTAGCTTGTCCACTTACGGAGTTAGCAAAGTTGGCATTTGTATCTGTACTTGGTTCAAAATATTGAGCCATGATACTTCTCCTTTTAAGTTATTAATAGTTTATCTAACGATTCTGCCATCTTGCATAGCATCTGATATGTCCTGTTCGTACTTATCAAATTCTGCCATACTCATAGCAGCAATCTCCTGTTCGGACCAAACTTTATCCTGCTTTGGTTCAACACTTGTTGTTTTAGTTGAAACCATATCAGCAGCAGATTTAGTCCTAGAAGATGACTTTGTCTTTTTAGGAACATCCATTCCCATATCTCGCTTAAATAAATCTAAAGCACGAGAAGCTAAGTCGGCATCGTCACTGTTTGAGTAAATCCAAGATTGAATAGACTCAGGCTGTTCTTTTGCCCAACTATGAAAATCATCGCTATCTCTAATTTCTGAAAAATCAGGATGTCTTTGATTTAACCTTTTTTCTGCATCTTTTTGTATTAACTCTTGTTCTCTTTTTTGGAGTTTACCAAGGCGTTCTTCAAGAACTTTTGCTTTGGACTCGCTTTGTAAGTGAGCAACAGTTTCTACAACTTCATAAACATCAGGATAATTTTGTTTAAATTGTTCAAGTTCTTCTTCAGATTTAGGAGCTTTATAGTCAGTTCTATTTTTAGTAGCTTCTTCTATTAGCTCTTTTTCTCTAAACTTAAATTCATTAAGTTTACTATCATAATGTTTTTTTAAGTCATCATAACGTTTTTTGTAGTCTGGTTTTTTATAAGGAGTATCCTTTTTACTTTCCAGTTCTTCTATATTTACACTTCCTTCAGCTTCAATATCAGTAATATCGTTGCTATCAAAAAGTTTATTTTTTTCTGAAGGTTCTTCAAAATAAACATTATCTGATGAAATAAAAGGTTTTTCATCTATATCGTGCCAATCTTTTTTAGCGTTATAAGGATTTGGCTTTTCCTGTTTTTTAGACTTTTGTTTAGTCATATTCTTTCCTCCTAATCAGGGCTTCATTTAACAAGGTAGCTGCTATGTCGACTTGCAGGGCTTGTCTTGTAAAAGGTCGCCTTTCGGTTTAAATAAATAACAAGGTGCCTACGCTAATAGGGTAGCCTTGCTACTTTTAAGCTATTGGAAGTATCTATGTCTTGGGTCTAAAGGATTAGTAGCTACCATACCTTCATTAATTTCACTAGGTATAGTAGACTCATCTGGTTTAGTTCCAAAAACAGGAGAAGGTTTAACTTCTTCCCTTGAGACACCGCCATTAGCCATTCCTTGTCTTGCATCTGCTCTAGCTTCAGCTTCTTTCATTACTGACATCAAAGTATCAGTTCCGATTTCTTGTGCAGCTTTTGCAGTAAAGACAAATTCTCCGTCAGATAACCTTGCAGGTATACTGTCGGATACGCCATTACCCGGACCCTCTACGAGTCCTGCTCCGGCAAATTCTTGAGCAACATCTATAACTTTATCAAAAAGCATAGCTAGTTCCTCATCTTGTTCTAGTTTTGTTTCTAGCATTACTTCTTCTTCATCAGTTAATGCTTCATCTAAAATAAAATCTAAATAGTCCTCTTCCATTTCCATATCAGGGACCATATCTTGTTGTTCTGTTTCTACAGGCATTAAATCAGACATTTGCATATCTACATCTCCGCCTTCTTGTTTAGGCTGTCTTTCATCCTCTTCCATATCTTTTATATAACTGTTATGTCCTTCATTAAATAATTCTTTATTTTGTTGATATCGACTATAAACAGAGGGATAATTTTTTAATATTTCTGGATTATTATAAGATTCTTTAATTTGACTTTTAGGTATATTATTAATAATAAGAAAACGAATGTCGGCTATATCTTGAAATTTTTGATTAATTTTTTCTCTTTCTTCTGTTGTTGGTAATAGAGACTCTGCTTTTTCAACACCTCCGTTTGCAAAAACTTTTCTCATTTGCCTTTGTACATTTCCGCCTCTGTTACTTGCTACTCTAAAACCACTATCGTAAACATTATCATCAACTTCTTCTTTTGGTATGGCTTTTTTAAATTTTCTTGGTTTAGATGTTGTTTTAAATCCTTTACCAGTTTTTCCTCTTATTTTATTAAATTCTTTTATATAACTATCATATCCAGCTTTTAAAGCTTTTGCTGAGTCTACTAATACTGGAGTTACATAAGGAATAGGAGAGCCTGCTTCATTTGCTTGTCTAGTAGCTTGTGTCCATTTATCAAAGCTAGGCTCCTCAAAAAATCCAACATCCATTAAATGAGGAGTAATAGCATATTTTCTAAAAAATTTAGATATTTGTTCGTTGGTTTCTGTTTCCCGATTTATTGTTCCTTTCATTATTTTTCCTTTGCTCTACCTACATTAAGGGCAAACCAATCTATAACTTTATATGCTTTGCTTACTAAGTTGTCGTCGTGTGGTGTAGGTGTTAATGCAGCTATCATTGAACAGATTGAAACTATCCAAGGTACTACTCCTACTATTTTTAAAATTGTATCTAATAAATCTAACATTTAATTCTCCTCTGTTTTTCTATTTAAAGCTTCTTTAACCTGCAGGGGTAACTGCTCTAGGCGTACCAGAGAATTCACTTTCCCCTGCAACCGGAACATTTCCTGTTCCGATGTTGCCACCACCAGTGCCTGTAGGTCCAAGGTCTTGAGGTTCTGCAGGTGTTCCAGCAAGGCTTCCCATAGGTCCTTGTTCCCCACCAGCAAGTTCAGCTTCCGAGCCAACGTTTTGTCCAACATTTTGCATTCCTATTATTTGTGCCATTATAGCAGCTTCTTCTGGGTCATTGAGTATTTCATCAGGGTCCAAGTCTAAGCTGTAGGCAAGTTCACTAATTAATTTAGAAATCTTAACAAATGGTGCAATAGCTGGACTTTGTGCAGTTTGTAAGAACATTGTCAATCTTTGACTTCGTACTTCTTTCTGCATCAAGCTATTAGTACCTGTTGCTTTAACTTCTAAATCACCTTTCACATCTAGCGAGCCTTCAAAGAACTGCATGTTCCATTGAAAAAAAGCTTCGCCTAACGGTTTTAATAAAAAGTCATCAAGATTTTTGACAACAGTTTTTATATTTAAACTAGCAGCACCTAGTAACATAGACATACCAGAGGCAGTCCTTGTCATACTTTGTACACCAGTTTGACCGTGTGAATACGATGGTATGCCGGTCTGTTCGTCAGCAAGTTGTCTAAACTTGTCGAACATCATCATATTCTCTGGAGCAGTATTAGGAAACTTTAAACCGTGTATGGCTTGTCCCGGCATTCCAGCTTGTCGCCTGAATATTTTGCCCGGATATATTTCCATGCTCTGTCCACCAACTAAAGCTGATTCATCTACGTCAAAGACAAGTGAACCAGCCATCGCTAAATTATCAACAGCCATTCTTGCATGACCATTCATAATTTGTTGAGAATCATCCATATTCTCTGCTACTCCTATACCAAAGAAATTATATGGATTTCTTTCGTATGGAAAAGCATGATAAGGTAATCTATAAGGTGTAAATGGATTTATTACAGCTCTTAGTAGTTGATTACCGCAAACCCATGCGTTAATCTGTACCTCATCTAAATCATCTATACTATCATCTAATTCAATACCAACTTCTCTAGCATATTCGGCATCCATAATACCCCAATATTCGAGAACTTCAAAATTATTTTGGTATTCATCAACTCTAGTATCATCTTTTAATTGACTTTCAAAATCTTTTTCTGTGTAGTTAGGTCCTTCAGTTAAACAGTTTCTAATAGCATCTTCATTAAAGTAAGGCATATTACGAAGCTGTCTTAGTTGTGATTTGTTCATTTTATGTCTATGAACAATATATTCACATTCTTCTATACTAGTGCTAGAAGGGTCTGGGTAAAAATCCCAACAACTAACAAATTCTATTCTTGGTACTCTAACTTCTAATGGGTTATAGTTTCTTGCTCCATCTTCACCCATGTCCCATTTATTTAACTTTTTATTATAATTAAATGGTCCTTTAACTATTCCGGTGCCTAATAAAGCTGCTTCTAATAAAGCACTTCTTAATTCTGAAGAACCATTAGATTCATCTATTTGGTCATGGATAAGTTTTTCCATTCTTCTTGCAGCTTTTTGTGCCGGAGAGATTTCTAAAACTTGTGGATTTGGACTAAGTCCTTCAACTAAATTATCTTCAACTGAATCTTCTAAAGTTTCACTGAACATACCCTTACCAAAAGTAGCTCCCGGACTTAAAGTACGTCCATCACCTTCATAACCTACATCGTAAGGATTATCAATTCTATTACCTATATCATCTGGTAAAGAATTTTCAAGACCAACTTGAGGATTATTTATATCTAGGTGAGCATGTTCTAATTCACCTTCAGGTATTTTAGTTTCTTGAATACCAATCGGAAACTTACCTGTGCCAAAAATAACATCTACTAATTGTCCAAAAGCTGCTAAGACTTTTGTTTTAGTTATCTTGACAAAAATTCTAGATTTTTCTGAATCTCTAAATTTAACTGATTTATTATAAAGACCTCTGTAATTTTCATAAGATTGTAACCATCTTTTTTCATCAGAGTTTCTAGCTTCTTCAGCTTGGAAAAAACGGCTTTGAATAATACCAACTAAGTTTTGTTTTTGGTCTAGCTCTAAAGTTAAATTCTTTCCAGCTTCGCCTTCAACATCCTCATAAATGTTGTCTGCATTTAAAAATGTATTTTCGTTGTCTGCCATTTACCTTAATATCCAAATTTTGAATCAGCAGGACGATGCATCTCTCTCTTTAGTCCTCTAATTCTTTCTAACGGACTATCCACTCTTGGTCTGCTCATTATTAAATAACGTAGAGCATCATAAGCGTGGTCCGAAGCATGTGTATCTACATCCTCCGGATTAGTTTTAGACAAAGGTATGGACTGTAATTCTCGTATTAGATTTGGGCAAGTATTAAATATCTGTAACCTTGGTCTACCGTTTTCTTTTATTTTCAGGAACTCATGTACTTGAATTTTACCTTGAATCCTGTTCTTATCAGCTCGTCTTAATTTATGACCAGCCTTAACTAAGGCTTCTCCAACAGTAGGACCAGTAGTACCGGTTCTAGCCCATGCGGCAGTATCTAATACACCCGGGACCGATAAAGGGTCCTCAAGTTCCATATTCCCTATTATACTGCCTAATTCTTCACCTGTCAAGCCTTTTTTGTATAATTCACGGTATATTATTAAAGTTCCATCATTTATGTCTATAGCACCCCACAGACAGCAAGATTCAGATGCATACCCATAGTCAATCCCTTTAACTCGTTCCCAGTGTACAGGAATCTGAAAAGGAGTAACAATATGCTTAGTATTATCAAACTCTACAAAGGCTGCACCTTCGGCAACATCCCAGTTTCCTTCTAGTAATTGTCTTCTTTGAATAGGTGGTAAAGATTTTAGCATCTGCTCATAAACACCATCTTTAGCTAAGTAAGGGTTGTCTACTAATTTAGCTGGAATAAACTTTCTAGTTAAACCATCTGAACCTAAAAAGGATTTATTATCTTCATGGGGTTCAATATATCTTTTCTTTACCCAAGACGCACCGGCTCCACCGGGGTTAGCTGTACATCTTAAGTAAGTTTTAATAGAAGGGTCAGTGGTCCTTAGACGAGAAGCAAGATAATTCCAACTAAACTCCGTAGGTAGATGTGTGATTTCATCAAAACC